GTCAGGGACTCGTCGCTCCTCCGCTACGACGTTAACTGAGCGTTGCTAGATGCCAGGCATCCCGCTTTGCTGTGAAGTGGTTGGCTCCGAATAAGAGTAAACAGCAGAACGCGTCAAGTTCTCACTGAAACAAGTGTACGGCGTTCTCAATCGTGATGATTGAGGCGTCGTTTTTTTGTTGTCTTTGGAGGTCAAGCCATGATCCCAGGCGCGCCCGAAAACAAGGCTATGCCGATCAGCCCGTTTCGCATTGTACACAAGATGGGCTTCAAGCCGGTCGTGCATTGTGCCTGTGGCGCGTCGATTGATACCGGCAAGGCCAGGCGCAAGGACGTCGAGCGTTTTCGGATGGAACATGAGTATTGTCATCAATCGGGCCGCATGCCCGATTGACGTTTCCTAAAATGTGTGTTAGTGGCAACGTGTAGACGACCAGACGACTAGACCAATAGGGAGAAATGCGTGGCTGATTGGCAAGCGATCCGGCAAGAGTACGAACAAGGGAGTACTTTGCGCGCGCTTGCAGTGCGGCATGATGTGTCTAAGACAACGCTTATCCGCAAGCGCAATAGCGAGGGCTGGACCACGGACCGGACCACCGGACCACGGACCACAAATCAAGCACAATCGCACACAGATTTCACACCTAAAAAAGACCTCAGTACCAAAGACAGACAGCACCTTTTCCTTGAAGCTTTTTCCGAACATGCCAATGTGCTCATAGCTGCAAGAGCAGCTGATATCTCCCGTCGAACGGTCTATGATTGGCTAGAGCATGATGAAGACTTTGGCTTTGCCTACAACCAGGCCAAAGAAGACGCCAAAGACGTCCTGCGTGAAGAAATCTACCGGCGTGGCAAAGAGGGATGGGATGAGTCAGTCTATGAATTGGGTGTGCTCACGAAGACTGTACGCAAGTATAGCGATACGCTTCTGATATTCCATAGCAAGGCATTAATGCCTGAGTACCGTGAGAAGCAACCTGATATCAACATCAACAACAACCTGCAACCAGTAGAAACCTATAAGGTCAGGATACCCGACAATGGTAGAGACTAAGCCACAAGAAAGAGTCTACGGGCCACAGCCAGGGCCGCAAGAGCAATTCTTGTCGACCTCTGCGGATATCTGCGTGTATGGGGGCGCTGCAGGCGGCGGGAAATCATATGGACTCTTGCTTGAAGCCTTGCGCCATATCGGCAATCCTGAGTTTAGCGCGGTGATCTTCAGGCGGACGTATCCTGAGATCATGAACGAGGGCGGGCTGTGGGATGAGTCCATGCTGATCTATCCCCTGGTTGGCGGCAAACCCTCAGAAGGCCCACCACAGTGGATATTCCCATCAGGTGCTACTATTCGCTTTGCCCACATGCAACACGAGAAAGATAAATATTCCTGGCAAGGATCACAAATTCCTCTGATTGGCTTCGATGAAGTGACGCTCTTCACCAAAGCACAGTTTTTCTATATGCTCAGTCGTAACCGCTCAACCTGTGGCGTCAAGCCCTATGTCCGGGCAACGTGTAACCCTGACACGGATAGTTGGGTGAAAATCTTTCTCGCGCCCTGGGTGCATGAGGACTGGCCGGAAGAGGACCGGGCACAATCAGGTGAGATACGCTGGTTTGTGATTGATGGCGATGAGTTAGTCTGGCTTCCCAAAGATGACAGTTACCCCAATGAGCAGTACCCCTATGCGAAGTCGGCCACATTCATCGAAGCCGATGTGTACGATAATCCTGCATTACTCAACAAGAATCCCGAATACCTGGCAAACCTGCATGCCCTTCCGTTGGTAGAGCGTGAACGCCTCTTACACAAGAATTGGAAGATACGCGTTGAAGGTGGAAACAAGTTTAGACGCGGTTGGTTCCCGATTCTTGAGCAGATACCGGACGATATTGAGAAGACGGTCCGTTTCTGGGACTTTGCTGCAACGGAAGCGCAGTCTGCCAATACTGAGCGTGATGGGCCGGACTATACCGCAAGCGTGAAGTTGGGGAGACGTAAGTTGGGCGCATTTCCACGCTATATCATCCTTGATGCAACATGGGATCGGCTTTCCCCTGGTCAGGTTGAAAACAAGGTGCGCGAGAAAGCTGAAGAGGATGGGACTGGGACTGAGGTGTGGTTTGAAGAAGAGCCAGGGTCGGCGGGCAAGTTCAACACGTTCTCATTTAAGACAAGAGTGCTGGAGGGCTTTTCAGCACATGGCATACGCTCCACAGGCTCGAAAGAAGTACGCGCGAATACGTTTTCTAGCCAGGCAGAAGCCAGGAATGTGGGACTCTTGAAAGCCTGGTGGAATACTGGCTATCTGGGTTTCTTAGAGCCGTTTCCGTCTCCGAAAGTACACGATGATCCTGTTGATGCTGGTTCAGGTGCAATGGAGCAACTCTTCCAGAGGCGACCCGGCCTCATTGATCTGAATCAGCCAACAGCAGAGGAGAAGCGCATCGCAGAAGAGCAAGCAAAAAAGCCTGTAAGTGTATTTGAGTGGGCTGCATCGCACGAAGGAGGTGGCTGGGAATAATGGAAAAGAGCGCATTGCTGCACAACTCGCCCAATGGCACACACTATAAGGGGTTCAAGATCGAGCCTATTCAGTATATCGAAGAGAATAACCTCGGCTTTCACGAGGGCAATGTCATCAAGTATGTGTCCAGGTGGCGGCAGAAAGACGGGTTGGCCGATTTGCGGAAGGCGAAATTCTATATCGAACGGCTCATTGAACTGGCTGAAAGCGAGGTGGCGCAATGAAACTGATGGAAGCGGTCAATGCTGTCGTGAGTTACCTGTGCCGCCAGCAGGTGGTCTTCACGCTGACAAAGGCGTGGGAAGTCACCGAAGCGCATTTCAGAGTCTCCATACACCAGTTCCAGCCGGAGAATACCACCCGCGTGTTTGACGTGGCACCTGCTGACGATGTGGCTGATTGCTGGAATGTCGTGGAGGTGCCGTCATGAATATCACCATCAACATTTCCAGCGATGAGATTGAGGCGCTTGTTCGTCTGTTCAGGCGTGAAAATATTGCGCTTCCCTTACCTACTCCACCCTTACCTACTCCAGAGGAATCTGCACCTGACCAGCCCAAAAAGCAGCGGGGTATACTCAAGGCCACTCCGCTCTCCGCACCTCCTATCCGGCTTTCCTCTGGCAATGTTGATTGGCGCGTCGAGATCGACGGTCTTCCTGTTCATTGGCGATTGGACTACCCTGCCGGGAAACTCCCAGCAACCCGTGGGAGCGAGATTACCTGGCAAGGTGAACGTTACCGTGTGAGTCACATCTATGGGACCTCACTCAAGGTGACAAGTCTGGACGCAGATACCTACCAGGCGCAAGGGCATAATGGCCTCAGCATGGAGGTGCAGGTATGAGCAGACGACGCAACCGTGGCACGCGCAGCTACAGCGAAAAGGCCGCCCGCCGGGATTTGAACCCGGATTCCCCGCTTGCTGAAGGCGGGAAGCCTCCCACCTGGCTTGCCAGGACCAGCTTGGCTGACAGGCGACAGGGTGATTATAGCACATGGGAGGCGTCACCATGAGCAGAAGGCGTAATCGTTCTCAAAGGCAATACAGCGAAAAAGAGAACCCCAACATCGCCGTCGTAGTACAGAACCAGGGCGTGGGCACACCGGCCATGATGCCGCGCAACATGCGGGCGTATATCCAGGAGGGCTACCGCTCGTCGAAAACCGTCTTTCGCGTGGTTGGGCACATCGCACGTGCGGGCGCTGGCATCAAGTGGAAGCACTACACCGACAAAAGCAAGCAGAAAGAGATCAGCAGCGCGAACGACGAACTCATGGCGCTGTGGGATAAGCCAGCGCCGAAGACTTCTGGCTCACAGTTCAGGGAAGCCATGATCGCCTACTACTGCTTGACCGGCAACAGCTATGTACTGGGCATCAATACCAGCCAGAGCCCTGCCGCCAAGTTTGACGAACTGTACAACTTGCGACCTGACCTCACGAAGATCAAGGCCGATGCGAACGGGCCGGTGTACTACGAGTTCGGCAACTTCACGCCACCCAAACGCTACCCTGACCCGTTTGTGATGCATAACAAGCTCTTCGCCGGCAACGATGACCTCTACGGCATGTCACCCGTCGAAGTGGCTGCTATGCTGGTGGATATCCAGAAAGCCGGGCAAAAGTGGAACCTGGGTCTGCTGAACAACATGGCGCGGCCAGGTGGCGCGTGGGTGACCGATGCCTTGCTGGGGGACCAGGAGTACACCAGCCTCAAACGCGAGATCAAGGCAAAGTTCGGCGGGCCGCGCAACGCCGGTGAGACGGCTATTCTGCATGGCGGCGTCAAATGGCAGAGTATGAGCATGAGCCCGATGGAGCTGGACTGGATTGAAAGCGACAACAAGAGCGACCGCGACATTGCCGGCATCTTCTTCAACTTCCCATTGTTCCTGCTAGGGCTCGCTGATAGCACCTATTCCAACCAGGAAGAAGCGCGTTATGCGCTCTACACCGAGATTGAGCTACCGCTCTTGGACATGTTCGAAGGCTCTTTGAACATGTGGCTCACGCCGCGCTACGGCGGCTACCTGGGCTACGACCCCAAGGACATCGAAGCCATACAGAAGCGGCTGCAAGAGGCGCAAGGGCTGGCATCTGACAGAGCGACAGCAGAATTCACCGCGAGCACTACAACGTTCCACGAGGCCAGGGAGATACAGGGCAAGAAGCCACTACCCGTCAAGGACTTCGTGATCATCAACATGGTTCCAGTGCATGTTGAGGACTTAGATGACTACATTGCCGCATTGACAGGCGAGAAGATCAATCCGCCTGCACCGCCGCCCATGCTACCACCGCCTACAACCATTACGGAGATACCAGATGACAGCACTGATACTTTGGACAATAGTGATAGCAACGGCAGTAATGCTCCTGCTCATCAGCCTAACAGTAGTGGCAACGGTAAAAATTTATTATCACTTCCATCCCGACGAGCGGTAAAGGTGCTCGATTTGCACACCGCCGATGAGAAAGCGGCCTACATGAAATCGGTGGAGAGCCAGAGAACAAAGTGGGAGAAGACCATCAAAGGCCGATTGGAGGACTATTTCAGCGATGAACACAAGACGATTGCCTCGGCCGTTACTCGTGGCAGCCAAACGGATGCAACTGCTAATGTTGAACACGCTCTTCTGGTTCTTGAGCAACAAGGGACATTGAAAAACCTCATTGTGAGTTTGTACCAGGATGTCGGGACTGATAGTGGTGAGAGTGTCATAAAGGACTTGAAATATGGAGAGAAGCCGTTTGAGCAGAAACAGATTGCACTCGATTTTAACCTCTATTCGCCAGATGTGCTGGTATACCTTCTGTCGCTGGCGGGCACGAAAGTACAGCAGATCGACAGTACAACACTCGCGCTGCTCATCAGCGAACTGGCCGATGGAGTCGAAGCAGGAGAAAGCATCGCGCAGCTTTCGCAAAGGGTCGATGATCTATACCTCTCAGAAATCATCCCCAACCGATCACAGGTCATCTCATCAACAGAAGTCGTAGCGGCATCGAACTATGGCTCGCAGGAAGCAGCCAAAGCCTCTGATCTCTCGCTCGACAAGGTGTGGCTGGCAACGAATGATGGGCATACGAGGCCAGATCACCGGGAAGCCGATGGACAGACCGTCGGGATGGATGAGCCGTTTGAAGTGGGCGGTGAGCAGTTGATGTATCCAGGTGACATCAGCCTGGGCGCGGGCGCTGACCAGATCGTGAACTGTTTCCCTGGTGATACAGAAGTAGTCGCTCGCGGCATTCAAGCGGCTACAAAGCGATGGTATGAGGGTGAATTAGTCGAGATCACCACGTCCCTGGGCCACAAATTGGCCGGAACCCCTAATCACCCGATATTGACCAATAGGGGATGGATCGGACTTGGTAGCCTCAAGGAAGGCGATAGCGTCGTCAGCGGCCGCTTCGCTCAAGAAATGCCCCTGAGTAACCCATATATAAAGAATACTCCAACCGAGATTGGTAAGGTATTTGATGCGATCTCTCGTTTTGAGCCTGGAGAGCGGGTTAGTGGCAGTCACGTGGATTTCCACGGCGATGGGAGCAACGCCGATGTCGAGATTGTATTTCCCTACAGCTTGTTGAGGAATACAGTTGACGACGCCTCTTTCAGAAAGCCATTGGATAAAGAGCTTCTCCCCATCTCCGACTTTGGACAGGTTAGTTTGTTTGGCAAGCGCTTGTCTGATACCCCATTCCTCGGGTGTCAGCATAGCTTTTCTAGCGGCGTGAGATGCACGTGTGAGCGCAACTCGCTCGTCACTGTTGGTTTGGCTCATGCGCAAGTACATACTTTCGGAGCGATTGCGGGGAGTGATACCGGCAATCTTCAAATGCCGGGTAATCACATGGCGGGCAACATTGAACCGGCTTGCAATAGCTTTGACGGACATACCGCTTTGAAAGAGAGCAATAGCCTCGTCAGCGATATCGGCATGGCGGGTATGAGCAGCTCTAATGCGCTCATTCTTGAGGATAGTGCCTCCGGCATCCTTAACCCAGGCATAGGCGGTGCTGTCAGAGATGTTGAGAATATCTCCAATGTCGTGGAGGCTTTTCCCGGACTCGTACAACTCACGGGCATAACGAAGGTTATCAGGCGTGCGTTTAGTGGTCATGTGTACAATCTCCAAACTAAAAGTAACTGGTATATCAGCAATGGTATTATATCACACAACTGCCGCTGCACGACCTACTACCAGCAAGCACCTGATAGCAGCCTGGACGAAACGGACATCGGTAAAGCGCTGGCGCAGGTAGCGAGATCATTCCCGCAGGTAGCGCCGACGCGGGACCAGTACAGAGAATTGTTGAGGGCAAAGCGATGAATGAAGAAGTACATGCTGGTGTCATCCGCATTTCAGGCAATGTGTGGCATGAGATGTTTGGGGAACTGCTGAAAACAGACGCTACCGACATTCAAGGGGTACTGCGCGACAAAGGCGTCTTTGCTGAAGTGCGCAAGCGCTTGCTCCTGCCTGAAACCTATATCGTGCATAACATTTTCTATGAGTGGAGATATTGTACCTGGAATGTTGTGGTGGAAGGCCCTGATTTGCCGGTGGTCATAGAGGGCATGGAATATCCCCAGGTCACCCCGATTTACCAGCGTAACGAGGATGGCTCAACAAGCCTTGTGAGGATAGACATATGAGAACGCCAAAGATTGAGCGCAAAATAGAATACTTCCCGATCATCGGCGGTGAGATCAAGGCCACCAACGATCAAAAGGGCATCACCGAGGGCTACCTGAACTATATCGGCAACATTGACCTCGGGGATGACCGCACGATGAAAGGCGCGTTCCGGCAGACGCTCACCGACAGCTACGCGCGAAAATCTGCACAGGACTTAGACTATCTGTGGCCCTATCTCTGGAACCATGACTACAGCATCATTCCGCCTGGGGGCATCTTTGAGGCGAACGAGGACCGGCGCGGGCTCTACATCAAGACGCAGTATAACCTGGATATCCAGCTTGGCCGGGAGCTGTACTCATCGTTCAAGATGGGCACGATGAAGAAGCAGAGCATGGGCTATCGCGCCATCCAGGTGGACTGGGTGAAGGAGGATGGCCGGAGCATTCGCAATCTCTTAGAGGTGGCCGTGATGGAGGGCAGCGCTGTCGTGTTTCCGATGAACGATTTAGCGCAGGTGGACACCGTGAAAAGGAGCACTTTCTATATGAATTATGGCGCAAAGGGCCAGGCATCAGGCAAGACCTCCTGGCCGCTTGCCGAGCGTGCGACCAGTTGGGATGCAGGGCAAGCCAAGAAGGATATCCAGGCCTGGGCCGGTGACGACAAGGGCAAGATGGCGCAGTGCTTCTTTTGGGTGTCCAAGAGCCCGCCTGAAATCCTGGGGGATTGCAAACTGCCCTTTGTAGCGAAAAGCGGCGGCGAAATGAAAGCCATCCCGCAAGGCATTATCAGTTGCGCTGGTGTCATCCAGGGAGCGATGGGCGGCGCGAATATCGATGACGTGGATGGCGTGAAGAAGAAGATCGCGAGCTACTATAGCAAAATGAAGATGACCCCGCCGTGGGCGAAGGGAGCTGTCATGGATATATGGAGCAAAGACTACGCGGAAAGCTATCAGCAAACCTCACAGCAGGATTGGGTGTCAGACCTGTGGAACCTCTGGTACCCCCTGCGCAACGAGATTATCACGGCATTTCAGACGGGCGATACACCGGCAGAAGACGTGCAAAAGGCGCTCGACCAGTTCAGCACCGCCGTGCTCGCCTATGTGCAGCAGGGCATTGCGCTGGACATGACCGAGTTCTTGCAACCTGATGACTCAGACAGCGGGCCGATGCCGCTCTACATGAGCGCGGAGGACAATCCCGAAACCAAGGATGCAAAGATCCTCTCCGCGGCCAGCCATGCCAAGATGACCAAGGCGGTTGACGGCATCGCTTCCCATGTCAAGGAGATCAAGAGCGAGCTGTCGCGGCAACGAGCCAATGCGCTGCAAGGCTATCAGGTGTATGCAAATGATGATCCGCCTCAGCAGAAACAAGAAGACGATCACAAGGAAGAGCAAGAGGACGAGGACGAGTCAACGGTTCTAAACAAGCTGCGTGCAGGCATCTACGATCTTGCATCGATGCAGCAATATCGCAATGCCAACAATGGCATCTAAGCAGTAACACCGGGCGCGGCTGTATGTGGCTACCCCAACACACAACAACCGAATAGAACGCTGTGAAGGCGCTGCTAGTCTACCCTTCGATGCGAGTGGAACAACTGTTTCAAACACTACAGAAAGGGTAGATTTTTATGGCTTACGAAGAGTTGAACAAACTCACTGAAGAAATTCAGAAGCTCAACAAGCACCTCGACGAGCGCGTCAAAACGCTTGAAGAGCGGCAGAACAAGACAGAAACGAAGATTTCGCAAGGTGGCCCGATTGCCGCTGAGGCGCGCAAAGAACTGGAAGCCATCAACAACAAGATCAGCGCAGAGATCAAGGAATACAAAAAGCTCGTCGCTGAACAGAAAGAGCAATTGCTTGCAGCGCAAAGGCCACCGAGCAATGGCAAATATCCAGGCTCCACGGCAGGCTCCTATAAGTCACCGGCCACCAAAGCTATTGAGAAGTGGTTTAGGAAGGGTGGCGATGTCACCGCGCTGACGACGGAAGAGCGCTCCTATATCGACTTCAACCACATGGACTACGACCTGTACACCCCGGAACAAAAAGTCATGGTGAGCGCCGCAGCCGATTTGGGTGGATTTTTTGCTGGTACCGACCTTAGCGACAAGTTCATCCAGAAACTCTTCCTTATAAGTCCGCTGCGAGCGTATGCCGATACGCAAACCATCGGCGGTGAGAAGTTGCTCATCCCGAGTGAGGGTGCGACCGATACAAACATCTTCTGGTCTGACGAACAGACAGGATTTCAAGCATCACCCGACCCGAACCTGGGCATGCTGGAGATCTTTGCGAGGGAACTCAACGGCTACATCAAGATCAGCAAGCAGAACCTCGAGGATAGTGTCTTCGATGTGGAGAGCTATATTCTCAAGCGTTTGACGCGCCAGTTTGCGCAAAAAGAAGGCACGGCCTTCATCTCAGGCAACGGTGTGGCGCGTCCTGAAGGCATCCTCACGGTAGCAGCAATCACGAGCCCGGTGGCTGGTGGCATGAACCAGTTTGTGGGCACTGATACCACCAACCACAAACTCCTGCCATCTGACCTGATCTCACTGATGCACGTTGGCAAATCAGGCTATCGCGCAACGGGCACGTGGCTGATGTCCAACTCCACCATTGGCATCTGTCGGTTGTTCGCTGACACCACGACACGGCCTATCTGGACGATGTTTGGAGATGTCTTCTCTGAAACGCTCTTTGGCCGTCCGATTGTGGAAATGCCGGACATGCCGAACCAGGCGGGCACCTTCCCGGCCTTCACCGCCGGCCAGTTCCCCGTCATCTTCGGTGACATCGGACAAGGTTACCAAATAGTTGATCGAGCAGGATTAACATTCCAAACACTAAAAGAGCTGTTTGCGATTCAGAATCAAGTCGCGTTTTTGGCTAGACAAAGAGTCGGCGGAAAAGTGGTCCTGCCTGAGGCGATCTCTGTACTGAAGATGGGCTAAGCCCGAAGGAGATACACATCATGTCTTTCATTGGACCAACCGGAAAAAACCCGTCCAGGTACTTCTGGAC